CACTTGGACTATGAGCTATTGCTGATTCATATGTTCCGATTAATTTATTAATATTATAAATACATGTCTTTTTATTTGTAAATGTAAATCTCATGTAAAAATTTCTTGGTAAGCATTTGGTTCTATCATATTTATATAATGTTTGTATAACTGGATCATAAAATTTTAAACGAATGTTATCACTAAGTTTTTTTAATATTGGTATTTTTAGTTTCATCACGTTTTCATCCAATTTAGGATATCTTGCTCTCATCAATTGAATTTTAGTTTCTGGAAGTAAATATTGATAAATATTTTTAATAATATCTTCTGGTAACTTATTCACTAGATCCATATTGAGAACCTTTGATTTCTCCTTTTGTTCTTCTATTCTTCTGAGTTTTTCTAATTTAATATCACATTTTTTTTGGAAATCTTTGTTTATTGATTCGACATATTCTTTAGATTTATTTATCCAACTTGTTAACTCCGTAGAAGTTAACTCTTGTTGGTATCCGATATCTATATTTGGTACTAATGAAACTATATTTGCATATATAATATTATGAATTTGACTTGAGAATGATGTTGTTGTGTCATTTTTTGGATATTTTATAGCCTCTTTTGGTATTGGATATTTTTTAAGTTTGTTAAAATAATATTCAGTATACGGAATTCTCTTATTTTCCATTTATATGATATGTTCTATAGTACGGTCTGAGAATTTTAAATCAATTTTTTTATTCATTGTATGTAAAAAATTGATTTTTTATACACGAAATATATGTATAGTATAAAGAAAAGAATGTTAGTATCTATTATACGTCTTATGGTTGGAACTGCAGGAGCCGGTCTATGTAACGGGTTTACACCTATCCGTTCATTGGTTACTTCACAAGCATTTACTTCTTCTGTTTTAAATACAATCAATCAAGAGTTTGTGTTTGATAATGATGTTGTGAAGGATATTTTTCAAAGCAATTTACACTTAGGTACTGATCTATTATATACGGCTATTTTAGGATATACGGTTTATTTACAATATCAAAATAATAAAAAAAATTGGGATGATATTGAGTTATATTCTACTATTCGTAGGCGGACAAATTCTTTCTTAATGATTATATTTATTGTATTTATTAAGAATGTGGAGAACGCAATCTGATTTATTGATGATAGGATCTTTGATTAGAGGGTTTTTTATTTGAGGATCTTTGATCACTGGATCTTTGGGAGAGGATCTTTGATGAATGGATCTTTGGGAGAGGATCTTTGGAGTCCCCTCCCTTCGACGCTCCCCCGACCCCTGTCCCATACACCCTAAGCATTGACTAGACTATACAAAACCAATAGAAGATACCCCCTATGAATACTTGTCGGGAAATGAGTGAGATATCAAGAAATGAGTAAGATATCGGGTTTTCAAAACCTCTAAAAAATTGAACTAAATCGATAACTTTATATTTTATTATACAAAATAATAATAAAATATGGATCTTTTACCATTTATACAGTCACGATTTCAACACTCATACAAAAAGGATGAAAAAGAGATTATAAGAGTATACCTTGAAATGGCATTACCTACCTTTAAAAATGATCTTAGAATACCTTTTCATATTAGAAGAGAATTAAACAGTCTTGTGAGTCGTTTAAAATATTCCTATCATAGGACTGATGATGACTACAGTATTTCATTTTTAGATAGTAAAGAAAATGATCTTATTATTTTTAGACTTGCGCAACTCCTTCCTACTATTTTTGATAATGACAGGCGCAATAATGAAGAAGAATGTCCTGTATGCATGGAATATTATTCAAAAGGTAATACGTTTCACTCACCTGTCTGTAAACACTTATTATGTTCTGATTGTAAAGATAAATGTAGTAAGTGTCCATTGTGTAGAAGGGACTATAAATCTATTCCTCCAGAAGATGGAGTTCTTCATATGAACTTTTCCGATGTTAATTCATAATGTAATAATTGAAGGACCACTAATCTAAACATCTTATTGCAATGTTGGTTATCTTTATATATTTAACTCTTATCAGTCTTATTCGCCAGTATCTCTTACACTTAATGAATTTCGAATGCATATGATTGACGATGATGCAATGGTTCTTGAATAAATATTACGGTATATTACGGTAGCCCTCTGCGAGAATTGAACTCGCGACCTTCAGTTTACAAGACTGATGCTCTACCACTAAGCTAAAAGGGCATTCATTTTATATTAATGCTTATTCTTTATGTTGGTTTTTTCTTATTTCTTTACCTGTTGAAAAAAATATAGTAAATATCATAAATATCCAAGACACAGGTTCTCCATCCCCTCTTCTTTTTTCTAAAAAAGAATCTGTCTCTAATATTTCTATTGTTTGTTCCATTATATATATATAATATTAATATATCTAAAATATTACATACATCAGAGAACTTTTTTACACAATCTTATGTAAAATTATGTAAAAAACATAAGATTTAATCCCCATGGTTGTCATCCATGCCGGACATGATCCGATTCTCATCGGCAACCTTTTTACATAATTTTACTATAAATATGTTCTCTAACTTAAAAAAAGAAATCGAGAACGTTTTTCAAAATGGACAAGAATTTTTGTCCAAAATTGATTCTGTCAAAATAGTTTCAGAAAAAAACGTCGGTAAAATGATGTTTGTCTCTATTATGCTGCAATAATGAGAAAAAATAGCTGAAATGTTCACTGCATAAGGTTTTTAAGAATTTTTTGTAAAAGACATAAAGCGTTTTTCTTGTTCTAATATATAGAACAATTTAGAACAATGATTACCCATGAAAACCCTAAATATAACTGTGAATTATGTGGCTTCAAAACTGGTAATAAAAAAGATTTTAGACGACATATTTTATCTGCAAAACATAAAAAATATGTAAAATCGAACAATATAGAACAAATTATCCCTAATATTACCCAATCGACATTATTTTGTGAGAATTGTAATAAAAAATATGTTTCTAGAAGCGGACTATGGAACCATAAAAGAAAATGTTCTCAACAACCTTTGGAAAATACTATCATTACAAATACTTCCTTAATTATAGAAATTATTAAACAAAACCAAGAATTTAAAACTCTTTTGTTTGAACAACAGAAGGAAAATAAGGAGTTGGTTAACAAAGTTATTCAGCTATCTAGAGAACCTGCTATCATTAATAATAATACTAACAATAGTAATAATAAACAATTTAATCTGCAATTCTTTCTTAATGATACCTGCAAAGATGCTATTACTATAAAACAATTCATAGATAATATTCAGGTTTCTTTGGAGGATTTGGAGAACGTTGGCAAGAATGGTTACGTAAAAGGGATATCTGATATCGTATTAAATAATTTACAAACATTAGATATTACAAAACGACCTATTCATTGTACTGATATTAAGAGGGATACTATTTATTTGAAAGAAGATGATGCATGGAATAAAGATGATAAGGAGAACACCAAATTAAAGAATGCTATAAGAGTTGTGGAAGATAAGAACTGGAGAAAGATACCTGAATGGCAGCAGGAAAACCCTGATGTCGTGGTTCTCGATTCACCTCAATATATTATGCGGGAAAAAATCATGCGTAATGTATGTGGAAATGAGAACCCTGAAAAGCTAAGAGAAAAGGTGGTTAAGGTTATATCTAATAATACTCATTTAGAAGAAGAAAAATTACAAAATTCTATAAAAGATCAATAAAGAAATCGAGAACGTTTTTCAAAATGGACAAGAATTTTTGTCCAAAATTGATTCTGTCAAAATAGTTTCTGAAAAAAGGTCGGTAAAATGATGTTTGTCTCTATTATGCTGCAATAATGAGAAAAAATAGCCAAAATGTGCACTGCATAAGCTTTTTATATATTTTATGAAAATGATTTAGGAACTTTTTTTGTATCCTAATATAGGATAATATGAATTCAAAAAAAGTTCCAGAAAGTTCCAATAAATATATTTGTTTATGTTGTGACTATAATACATCACGTAGTAGTCAATATAATAGACATTTGTCAACTGGTAAACACATACGGATACAAAAAGAGTCACAAAAAGGTTCCGAAAGTTCCATACCAATAATCAAGTGTAATTGTGGGAAAATTTATAAATATGTACAAGGGCTTTATAAACATAAAAAAAAATGTTCTCAACAACCTTTAGAAAATACTATGATTACACCTGCATTAATTATTGATATTGTTAAACAGAATCAAAGTATGCAAACTATGTTAATAGAACAACAAAAGGAAAATAAGGAGTTGGTTAATAAGGTTATTCAGCTATCTAGAGAACCTACTGTTATTAATAATAACAATAATAGTGGTAATATTACTCAAAACAATAAACAATTTAATCTGCAATTCTTTCTTAATGATACCTGCAAAGATGCTATTACTATAAAACAATTCATAGATAATATTCAGGTTACTTTACAAGATTTGGAGAACGTTGGAAAAAATGGTTATGTAAAAGGGATAATTAAACAGTTTACATACACTAGACATTACTAAACGACCTATTCATTGTACTAATATTAAGAGGGATACTATTTATTTGAAAGAAGATGATGCATGGAATAAAGATGATAAGGAGAACACAAAATTACACCCTTGAATATTTATAATGGGACGCCCTTGCTCCGCAATGGGCGTCTCTGTAGAGATTTAAGGGCAACGTTACCGATAAATGAATTAAAAGGCAAACCTCCGTAGGAGGTTTTTCCCATTTTAAATCTTCATCGGTGTAAAGAATGCTATTAGAGTGGTTGAAGATAAGAACTGGAGAAAGATACCTGAATGGCAGCAGGAAAACCCTGACGTCATGGTTCTCGACTCACCTGAATATGTTATGCGTGAAAAAATCATGCGTAATGTGTGTGGTAATGAGAACCCAGAAAGGCTAAGAGAAAAGGTGGTTAAGGTTATATCCAAGGATACTCATTTAGAGGAAGAGGAGAAGGCTACTGTAATGATAGAGGGGGGGCGGTGTCCGTTATTAAATAACACAAATGAGTTTATTATGTAATGTTTTGATGGGTTTTAAGCGTTGTCGGGAAATGAGTAGGATATCGGTATTCTACGATTGTTGATCCAGGAACTCATTTTCTGACAGGAAATATAGGAAATGACATAAAAAATTGAAAATAATCTATTTTTTATAGAAGTTGGTATATTATCGTTAGTTCTACTGCATCAAAATGCCGAAGCTTTCTACTTCTAAGGTCTCTGTTCCTGCCCCGGCTCCTGTACTGACGAAGGAACATGTGCCGGTGGCTGTGCCATCACCTGTTCCTTCGTCAGTACAATCTGACCCGCAGGTTTCTTCTCCTGACGACGATGTCGTACCTGAC